ATCTTTCCATAATCAAAGTACTTATGTTGTGTTAGTTCTATTACATCTATAATAGCTCTTTCAAGTTGTACAAATATTCTCTTGTCTCCAACATAATTTGCTTCAACATCATTCATAAGATTAAATAACTTCTTCTTATGTTCTAAGATATCATCTTTTAAAATGCCTTCTTCTGTTGCCAATTCAATAAATGTTAACAACAGATTTTTCCTTTCCTTTTCCATAAAAAAATACCTCCATTTTAATTTTTTAGTTGCCAAAATAGAGGTATGCAGTGTATAATATTTACATACCAATACTTTGGTGGTGAGTGATATTTCAAATCTTTCTCAGGGACTGAATATCACTCTTTTATTTTTCTTTTATAGGCAACCTATTTATAGCCTCTCTAACTCCTTCAACCTTAGAAATATTATTTTCTTTACAATATTTTTCTAATATCTCATTAGTTGCTTTATTGACTCTTACTGTTAATTTTACATCTTTTGGGTCATTTGTAGGTCTACCCATTTTCTTTTTGTCATCCATATTTCACTCTCCTTTCTGACGACAAAAGTATTATATTATATCTGTCGTCAAAAGTCAAGAGAAATTTTTAAAAAATAAAAGAGAGGTTTTACTCTCTCTTAAATTTTTTGTTTTATTTATAATCCGAATATAGCTTCAAAGGCATTTTGAAGAAATCCTTTTTCTTCTTTTTTCTCTTGTGGTGGATCTTCAATAGGTGTTTGGTATCTTTTTAAAGCTTCACGTTCAGCTAGTTCAGCACTAACAGGATCTACATAAGTTGAAGGTACTTCATTATTATCTGAATTTGTTGAAGTTTCTACTTCTCCTTTATATTGAGTTGCTATATAATTTATAACCATTTCTTCAACATCAGAAGTAGGTACTGTACTTAACCACTCACTATAAAAATTATCATATTTTTCTCTAAAATATCTACTCCAACTTGAATCAAATTTTAAAGTTCTAAAAAGTTTAAACCATTCTTTTTTAGTAGCACTTCTTTTTCCTCCATCAGGCATTTCAAGAGTAACTTTTTCTTTTAAATTTATGCCTTTAAATGTAGGAACTGTTGCTATTTGTTGTCCACCACCAGTAACTTTAAAATAAACATCAAATCTATCTTGATATTCATGTCCAACTAATTTCCTATAGCCTTTGTACTCTCCTTTTTCAACTGGAACATCATTTAATTCAGCCATGATATTGAATGAAAGTAAAAGCATTAAAAGCAATAAAAATCTTTTCATAAAATCCCCTCCTAATAGTTATAATACTATTTGTACTATAAATATTAGAGTTTGTCAAGGGATAATACAAAAAATGACAATTTTAATATAATTACAACCTCTTTTAACAGAAAAATTTTTAAATATGATATAATTTTTCTCAGGAGGTGAAACTATGAAAGATTACTTTGTCAGTGTTTACCAAGTTCTCAAAGCTATTGAAGAAAGTTCTTACAATAATTCATTTGACTATGATGAAACTCTTAGTTTAGAAAAATTAAAACTGAAAGAATCCGAACTTATGGTAATTATTGAAAATATCATTGATGATAAACTTGTAAAAGGTCTTATTATCATTCCAGGTATATCAGGATTTAAAGCTGTAAATCCAAGATTAACTACAGAGGGTTACTCTTATTTAAAAGATAATTCTGAAATGAAAAGAGCCTATAACTTTTTAAAAGAAGTTAAAGGCTGGATTCCTGGTCTGAATTAAAAAAAGTTTTTACAGTTTTAAATGCTAATTCATTATTTTCAAACTTTTTATTAAGATAAAATTTATTATCAAAATAAGATTTTAAGTTTTTCCATTCTTGAAGTGATACTCCATCCATTACTTCAAGAATTTTTTTAATTTTTTTATCCTCCATAATTTACCTCCAATCAAAAGAAAAAGAGAGTTAAAAACTCTCTTAATTTTAATATTCCTGATATTTTTCCCAAAGTTCCTGTTTCCTTTTAGCAGCATCATGAATTTCTTTTGGTGCATCTTCTGGAATTATAAATTCCTTTTTTTCTTTGTCATACACCCAATAAGGAGCTAACAATGTTGCTAATTTCCGATATTCAGGATCTATGATTATTGTCATTTTACTCCTCCTATAAATTATATAAACTCAATATGTAATCTATTAATAAACTTTTTTTACCTAGCTTTTTACCAGTGAATGATTCAGCTAATAACTCACTAATATCTTTTTTTTCTTCATAAGCGTACAAACTTATTTCTTCTTCTATATTATACTTATTTTCTTTTACAAAAGCAAGGATTTTATCTAAATTTTCCTTTTTTATTTTTAATATATCCATGCCTTTATAGAATTTTTTATAATACATATTTTCATAAGCATGAGTTAATTCATGGATATAGTTTGATAAAATATTATCTGAATTAGTTAAACTTTTTAATATTCCACTATCAAAGATTTTATTGTATGTTCTCTCACTTCCTAGATATACAGGATTTATATATATAACATTTCCTTTAGGATAGTATGAAGCAAATGTATTTTCCTTTGTCATTACAATTACCTTTAAATCTCCAAAATCATTTTTATCCATTCCCATAGTTTCAAATGCCTTTGATAAGGTTTCATCTATGTATTTAATAGATTCTTTAACAGAAGTTTTATTGTTAAAATCATCTATCATAATACTATTTTTGGTTTTTTCTTCCATATAGATTTTATTTTTTGTTCCAGTTGCTTTATAGCAAGTTATTTTTTCTTTTTGTCTTGTAAATCCTTCCTTTTGTCTAGTTAATCTTGGTAATTTTCTTTCTAACTCTTCATCTGAAGCTCTTTCAATAACTTCTTTTTTAATATATTGGTCTTTCCATTCTTTATAATTCATGTACTTAACTTCTTTATACTCTCCATTTTCATCTCTTGATGCTCTTGTGGGGTCATCATCAAAGTATGGAGCTATAACTGAGCGGCAGTTACAATGAAAAGGACTTGCAGTAACTCCTACTTCATAATCAGATATATTAAAAACCTTTCCATCCATTTCTTGACAAATTTCAGAAGTATGTAAATCCAATGTTGCTACTATTTCATATTTCTCAACATCTATACTTTTGAAAGCTTCTATCTGTGCTTTTGAAGCATAAGCAGCAGATTCTGTTTCTAGTAATCTCCTTGCAACATACTCTTTATTTTTTATCTTATCAGAAACAAATTTAGATATATCTTCAATAGCTTCATCTAATGTACTACCAGTTATAAAAGATTGAGTAATTTTAGTTCTCAATGTATTTATTAATTGTTCCTTGTCTTGCCAAATCCTATCTGAAAAAGTTTTCCCATCTTTTAACCAAGGCTTTCCTATGACTTGATTAATCTTATTTTTATCTAAAGTAGCAAAACTTGTTTTAAGATTCAATCCTTTTGAAATTTCATACAATGAATGATAATAAGTATCTTCATAATTCTTTATTAAATAATCTTCTAGCATCTCATTTTCTTTATTTCTTAAAGTTTCAATACTATTTTTAACTTGAAGTTGTAAAGCCTCCAATCTTTGAATATGAACTCTTGCAGAAGCATTTTCAAGTTCTTTTTTCCATGCTACACTTTTAGCTTTTTGAGTATACTCTGCTAAAGTCCATTTAAACTCTTTTAATTCATCTTTAGTTAGTAATTTTTTAGCATCAGCTAATGATATTTGATTATTATCAGCTATTCTGATATACCATTTTTCAATATCACTTTTTATTTTATTCTCTGCTATTTTATATTGTCTTTCAATTTCTTTGATTTGAGCTTTATTTGATATATTTCTTTGTTTCTCTTCTTCTTCAAATCTTTTAGTCCAGTAGTTATTACTCATCTAAATCAGGAACTTTTTTAGTTCCAAAATCTCCTAGATAAGGATCTAATTCTTTATTTTCTTTTTCAAGTTGTTTTATTTCTTCATCAACATTATCAACCCAAGGATGTTGAGTTATTATAGTTTTTTGAGATATGATACCAACACTAGCTTTACAATTATTAATTGTTTCAGATTCATTTACTAAAACATCTCTATTAAATATTACATCAAGAGTTTCATCAATATTTAAAGCTTTATTTATAAACCACATTAACTCTTCAAAAGATGCTTGAAATTCTACTTCCATTTGATTAGCATCTAAATCTATATCAGAGTACATAGATTGAATATTCATCTCATTAGGATTATTTCCAAGTCTTTCATCTTTAGCATCAAAGCCTCTTGCATTTTCTATTATTGCTTTTTTAAGTAATTTGATTATTAAAGCATAGTTTTCAGAGTTAACTTCTATTTGAAGTGCTTCAAGTCCACCTTTGCCACCATCCGTATTTGTAACTTTTACTGCTCTATATGTTGCTAAGTTTCTTCTAAACTCTCCTAAATTCTCTCCATCATAGTTAGTTAAGATTAAAATTGTACTTCCTGCATCTTCCATCATATTATCTTGAAATTTAGAGATTATCTCATTCAAGGCATCTTGTAAGCACTTAACTCTACATATCAAAGGTTGTTCTAAGTTATTACTTCTAAAAGGAATTAATGGAACTTTTCCCCAGTTGTATGTTTCTTCTCCTATAGATATATAATCTGAATGTCCTAAAGGTTTTAAACTATCATTCCAAATAAAAAAGTCTACTCCATTTCCTGAGTAAACTTCTACTTTTTTAACTGGAACTAAACTATTATGTTGAAACTCTAAGACTTCATATAATCTTATAACTAATTCTAATTCATCCTTATTGTTATTCGTCCATATTGGTAATATTTCAGAAGGTTCAAATTTTCTAAATTGTAATTCACCTTTTTGGTTAAAATATGGATATATCCAACCTATACCACCATTAAGAGTATCCTCTCCTAAATTTCTTAAAGTTCTTAGAAACTTATTACCAAATAATTTCAAAACATTTTCATTTTTACAAATAAAAGTTGGTTTCTTAGCTAAAATATAATTAACTTTTTGGTCAACCATTTTTGAATATTGGTTATCCACAAGTTTAGAATTGACTAAGTTATTAATATCTTCTAATCTACCACCTTCTACTATTGCTTTTCTTTTTTTACTTAATATGTCATGACTTCCTTTGTAATATCTTTCTCCATTCACCTGGTCCACTCTAGTTTTTGAAGAAAGCCATTGACTTATTAAATATTCAAGTTTTCTAATCTCCATATTTTCCACCTTTGGCTTTTTAAATAGTTTTTTTATCCATTCCCACATTATTAACTCCTATTCGAAAGATAATCCTGATATTTTATTACATTTCTCAGCAACACCAGTTAAAGCATCAGGTCCATCATCATGTTTATTTTTCCCTTCTTTTTGATAAGAAATAATGTCTTTTGCAAACTCACTCCATTTATTTTTCCAATCAATAGGCATATAGATATTTGCATTTACCCAAGCACTATTTGATAATATTCTTGCTATTTTATTTCCTGATTGATGGAACCATTTAATAACTGTCTTATAATTTCCTTTATCTCTTGTAATTCTTTTAATATTTCTTGCGAATGCTCTACCACCATTATTACTTTCTATATCTGCAACATTCACATTAAACTTTTTATATGCTTCTGCAACCATAGGTTCTGTTATTTCCATAGATTCCTTGGTATAGATAACATCCAATATATAGGCACTATCTTTGCAATCTGCATATATGATATTACATAGAAAATCATCTCCAGTATCAGCTGTATCACAATAGGCAGATATTTTAACAATCTTTTCTTTTGGTAAATCTACATAAGTTTTAAATTCATTGTATAATCTACCCTTAATGTCTATTGGCTCTTGTTGATAGTTGGCATATACAATTTCTTTTGACATATTCTTAGTTTTAAAGTCAAAATCCTCTAATGATAATGTTCCTTCATCAAGTGGAGTTCCATCATCATTGATAGCTTTATAATTTATATGAACCACATCATCATAATTAGACAAAATAAAACCAGCTAGGTCATTACTTGCCCACCTGGTCATTATGATTATTAATTTAAAACCTTTTTCTGTTCTTGATAACATAGTATTAGTAAACCAATCAATATGCTTTTCAAGGACATTAGAGTTATATGCTTCCTCAGAGTTTTTTATTAAGTCATCTATAACTATTAAATCTGCTCCAAATCCTGTTGCAGTTCCTGTTGGAGATGTAGCTAAATAGTTTGCAACTTGACTTCCTTCCAAAGCCCACTTATTCATTGAGGCTTCTCCATACTTTATTTTAGTATCTGGGAATATATCTCTATAAACTGTTACTCCTTGTGTTTGTTCTGTTGCTATCATATCTCTTACTTGCTTAGCAAATGTAGAAGAAAGAGTTTCATTATATGATCCTGTCATAATTTTTAATTTGTTATTTCTTCCTAGTAGCCATTGTACAAATAAGGTTGCTGTATAAGATTTACCGAATCAGAGTCGAGGGGGCATATTAATAACTAATATCTTTTTACTAGAATCAATAAAATTTTGTAACTGATTACATAAATCTTTTAAATATTCTTTTTTATCATTGTAAAAATCTTTTTTACCTAGTAATTTACAATAATACCAGAAATCTCTCCTAGCTAATTCTTTTTTAGCTTCTAATTTTATTAATTCTTTATCATACACCCCCACAACACCTCCTTAATCTTTTATTATTTCTTTTAATTCATCTGTAGTAAGTCCATTAAATGGGTTGGAGTTTATATTGCCATTTACCTCAACCTTTTGAGTATACTCTCCATCCATTTTGTTTAATATATCTAATGCTTTCAATCTATCAGTATCTTTAACAGCTCCATCTTTTATCATACTTGTTAAGAATTCTCTTCTCTCTATTGCTGTCATAATCCTGTTGCCTTTTGCTTTTTCTTGTAGTTCTTCAATATACTCCTTTATGTTGGCTTTTGTTAAGTTTTCACTTCCAATAAACCTAGCATTCTTTTCTTTATATCCAGCTTTTATTGCAGCATCAGTAGCATTTCCACTAGCTACATAAAACTCACAAAAAGATTTTTGTCTTGCATTTAATTTCAATGCTACTTCACCTCCAATTTATAATAAAAAAAGAGAACCTTTTGAGTTCTCTAGTAAACAATAAATTTAAATTTCTAACATTATAGGAATATCTTTTGATAATATTTCTCCTTCTCTAGTAAATGATCCAATTTCTGTCATCATTAATTTTAAGTTATATGTCGTATTATAATCTATACCAGAAACATCTTGATATACTATGTTTATGGTGAATAAAGTTATATCTTTTAACTCAAATCTCCCTTTTATCCAATTTTCATATTTCTTCTTTATAATAAGACTAGAAAGATCTACCATATTTTTCATATTGTCCTCTATATATTTTAAAAAATATTTTTCTTTTGGATCTAATATATCTATTTTATAATTTATTTCATCTCTTATATATATCTTGTTTTTAGGTATACTAATTAACCTTATTTCATCTTTTATATATATTATTTCACAATATTTTACAATATCTTCTGAAATTTTTAACTTAATTTTTATATTCTTAGCGAATCTATATCCTATATTTTCTAAAAATATCCATTTCACTATTTTTTCTGTGTAATTAAAAGATGTTTTTTTTAATTTTACTCTTAAAAAAGGTCTATACGTCTCTTCCCGACTTTTTTTCATTTCTTGTAGTGTTTTATATGTAAAAAAACTTAAAATACCTGCAATAGAAACATCGATTATATTGACTAAATCCATAATCTTTAAATTCCACATATTATCTCTCCCTCTAAAAATAATTTTATAAGTTATTATACAACTTTTTCATAAAATAAAAAGACTTTTTTATAAGAACTCAATAATTTATCTTTTTATGGAGAAAATTATAAATAAAAAACTCCCACAGGCGACGTATCGCACACATCTAAGTGTAGTGAGAGTGTTGATGTTGGTATCCTGTGCATATTGGATTCTCACCAATGAAAGACTCTAGCAGTCTAACCAACGTATTAGGTCAATGCACCATATTTAATTTTGACTTTTTTACAAGAAGTCGTAACTTGTTTGTTTTAAACTTTCGTATATTAACATTATATAACATATTGCAAAAATAAAAAAGGACATTTTAGGGACATTTTTATAAAAAAATATTTTTTATCTTTTGCAGGAATTCACTTTCAAAAAGGTTATTTGCTATTATATTTACCAATGAATTTCTATTTCTTTTGATAGTTCTTTCATCTACATCAAATTTTTCTGCTATATCCTCTATTTTTATTTTATCAAAATACATCATAGGAATTATATCTTTATATTTTTCTTTTTCTATTGAAGTCAATCCATAGTCTGTAAAATTAATCAATTCTTTTAAAAGTTCTATCTCTTTCAATCTTTCTTCTTTTATGATTTCTATTTTTTCTATTTCACTAAGATTATTGTTGTTTGTTGCTCTTATTTCTCCAATTGAATATTTTTTCTTAATTTCGATGTTATCTAAATTATTTTTTAAATACTCAATTCTATTTTTAAAGTGATTTCTGTTTTTTAGGAGCTCAATAGTTTTCTCATATGGTGTTAGTGTATTTTTACCTGGACCATCATTATCTTTTAAAACTCCTAATTGTTTTTTTACTTCAGTTTGTATTGCTTTTTTTATATCCTCTGTTACCATTAAGTTCTCCTATTTTAATTATTCTAAATTAATTAATGTATTTGAATTATTTCCTTGAACTTTTGGAAGTTTTCCATCCCATTTTTCAATAGTCATTTTTCTTAAAAGTTGAGGTGTTAATGAATTACTTTCAACAGCATTAGCCTTTGCTTGTAATTCTTTTTCTTGTAAAGCATATTCTGCTAATTTTACTTTATTTTCTGCTTCAACTTTAAGTTTTTCTTGTTCTGCTCTAGCTTTTTCTACAGCTTGTTCTGCTACTTTTTTACTTTCTATCGCTTTTTCATATTCATCACTGAAATCATGATTAACAATAGATACATTACTTACAGACAGACCATATTGAGCGAAATCATCTTTTAAATCTTCAAATATTAATCTTGATATCTCTGCTCTTTTACTTACAAACTCTTCAATAGTGTATTTTGCTATTGTCGCTTGAATTATTTCCTTAACTCTTGGTCTAATAAATCTTTGCTCATGTTTATTATTAAAAGTTCTATATAAAATCTCTGGGTCTGTGATAGAAGCTTGGACAGTGAACTCTAATTTTATACTTTGCATATCCTTTGTTGAAACTTCCATCGTTGTATCCATTTCTTCTGTTTTTCCAAAAATATATGTCTTTTCTCTTGTTTCCATAAATGTCTTTCCTTGAACAAATGGAATTTTTAAGTGCAAACCCTCAGTTTCAACTCTTGTTATTTTCCCAAATGTTGATATTATAGCAACCTCTCCAGTATCAACTGTATAACAATTAATTAGAGCTAGTACAAGTAACAAACCAGCTACTCCTCCAAATATTCCTATTTTTAGATATTTTTTAAATTGTTCCATTTCATCTCTGTATTCCATATTTATCTCCTCCTATATTTCTTCAACTTCTACTATTACACCTTTAAACTCTTTTTGCTTTTCCATAGTTATAGATTTTACATATTTATCTGTGTCATCATTGATTAGTTTGCACTTCACTAAAGCATCCTCTATCATTTTAAATAGATAAGCATGATTAGATACATCTAGCCCACTATTAAAAGACATCTTTATTGATACTGGTCTTTCAAAAGTTTTTTTTATTCCTACAATACTCCTTACAAGGGTAGTTATATAATCTTTATCTTTAGAACGAATATTCCAATGAATTCCTGAATATATTTTATTTAGTCCCCAATCTTTACTTGTAATTTTTAAGGGTATTTCAAATCTTTGTATCATCCTAGACCCTCCAAGCTAAGAAAACTATCACTAAAAACTCGATAAAAGCCAAAGAAGTTATTAAAATTAACTTAAAAAATAATTTATCAAATATTGTTTTTACAAATTCTATATTTTTTATTTTTCTTTTAGTACGTTCTTCCATTTCTTCCTTTAACTTTAAATATTCATTTTCAAGTTTAGTTATATATCTTTTATAGTATTTATTTTGTTTTTTTAATAATTTTATTTCTCTTTTTTTATTTTTAACCATAGTTTTATCTCACCTCAGTCATAGAATATTCTAAAATCTCTAAAACCTTACCAGCTTCTTTATAATTTTCTCTCATACTTTTACAGAATTCTATTTGTTTTTCTTCCATTTCTTCATCTGTCATATGTTTTTCTTTAAAAATATGATTATTTATAACTCTAATGTTATTTTCATCTTTTACTTGAAGTTTTAATAAATATTCAACCATATTAATTCCATTCCTTTCCGATTCTTTGAATATTCTTTTGCCACTTCTTCCAATAGCTTTCAAGAATATCATCTTTTGTATATCCAAGTTTTTGACATATTTCTATTAATAAATCAGAAACTGTTAACAAATGATTTTTTGCAACTGATTGAATCAAATATAGAACTGGAATATGTCCTTCAACTATATATTTTTTATTCCATTCATTGAAATCCAAATCAATTAGGTAAGTAATTTTTGTAAACTCATCTAAATTGGTGTCACAGTAATTAATCATTTGAGCAAAGAAGAAAAATATATCTGTTAATTCTTCTAACTCTTTAGCTTTATCATATTCTTTAGTTTTCCAAGTCTTGTGGCTAAACTTAGTTTCTTCATTAAACTCTACACACTCAGCGATAAAACTCATTGTTATATCTTCTAGTGTTCTTTCTCTTGAACTGTGTATATTTTTATCTAAATATTGTTGCAGCATTAAGATTTCTCCAAATGTCTCAGGCTTTTTAAACTTCATTATTCCAACTCCTTTAATTTTTGTTTATTATCAAGTGTAGGTGCCATACTCTTAAAGCCAATCTTATTTATATTTTTAGTTCCATTTTGCATATCATAGAACCCAATATAATAATTGCTTACTTGATATTTATTTCTAGCATATGCCTTGTAGATTTTTCCAAACTCAAAAGTCAAAAATTTCTCTAGTTCATCACTATTCATACTGCATAGCTTTTGCCAACCATCAAGAGCATCAATAACTGCATGAATTGACTTATCCTCAAATTCTACTGATCCATAGCTTCCATATCTGACAATAGCATTTTTTAGCATTCTTTTTGCTATGACAATTCTGTCATCTAATTCATTTTCTGTAGTTCCAGAAGCATATTGAAGTATTTCTGCTATCTGTGGGAAATTCTTATATACTCTGTTTTTTACCATTGATATAAAAGCTCCATTTAATTGTTCAGCTGTTAAACTAGATAAAGCCAAATAATATATATTTAATTTTTCTTTAGTCATTTCACTTGTAGGGAAATAATCTAAAAATGGTTGAAATACTGTATTAAATTCTTGGTTAGTCATTATAATCCATACCTCGCTTTCATTTGCTCCATAAAATTATCATCAACTTTTAAATGGCTTGTATCCTTGCTTTCAGCAATTTTATTTTCATTGTTATTATTAAAAGCTTTAGACTTTTTATGTTTCTCTATCCATTCAGGCTCTAGCCCAGTCCATTCTTTTTCCATGGCAATATTAATAGCTTCATCTAAAACAAACCAATTAGGAAAATCTTTAACTATTTTTTTGATAGGCAGTACAGTCTTTATTGGCTTTTTAATATTCTTACGATATTCAATATACTTGAATAGGAGTTCTTTATATTCATTATCCTCAGTAAGATTATTTATAAACTCTTGGATCTCATTTGGCTTTTTTTCTTTTTTATTTTTTTCTTTATTAGTTTTACTTATATCTTTTTGTATATTAGTATCTTTATATGTCGGATTTTTTTCCGAGTTATTTTCGGATTTTTTTCCGAATTCACTTGGATTTTTTTCCGAGTTATTATCAAAATTCGGAGATTTTTCCGAATTGCTTTCAATAAAATTCCAACTTTTACCTTTTTCTGTTAATCTTATTAAATCCATTCCTTTATGTTTTATATATTCAATTATTCCTTTTTCTGCTAATACTTTTAAATTTCTATATACAGTATCAGCTTTTTCAAAAAACATAGGTAATTCTTTTAAGATTAAGTTTCTTGATACAAAATAATAAGTTTTATCATAAACTATTTCTTCATTAGCCCAAGCATTAGCTTCATATAAAAGAGCAATTAATACACCTTGAGTTGCATTTAACTCCCATTCCATACATTTTTGGTTATTCAGTGTTGTTGAAAATCTCATTTTAACCTCCTGCAGTTTTTGGAGAACCTTGGCTGTTCTCTCTTTATTAATTCAATTAGTAGAGCTTGGACATAAGAACCTGCCAAGGTGATGAACAAGCCCTACCAATTCAATCAACAAAGTTTTATATCCTACATCCTTATCAGCTGTCAGTTATCCACAGATTAGGTCTTGCCCTCTCTGTGTTAGATAAAGATGTAAGATAGCCAGTTTTAACATCATAAAACGTTTGGCAAAAGTTTTAGTTAAGTCTTTTATCGAGCAACTTAACTGCACGGATAGACCTTAATTCAATGTAAACTCTATAACTTTTATCTATCAAAGTTACACCTGCAAATGCTTAAATCTGTAAGGGGATAAAACATAAGATACTCAGCTGTAAAGCTTACCCCATTCTGGGACTTAGTTTTATCCAGTAGCTACACCTTACACAAATAGCTATAAGGGAGGCACTCACTTCTTTTGAGGGGAGCAGTGAGCAAGAATCTTATAGCTATTTGTCTAAGGAATAACCTTAGATTTTTAATATTTCTTTTATTTTTTCTTTAACTTTTATACCTTGTCTATTTCCTCTAATAACATCAGAACAATAGGCTACTGATATTCCTATTTCTTTTGCCAGTAATGTTATTGTTTTGCCTTGTTTTCTCAACTCTTTTTTTACTTTCATTTCAAAATTAAATTTTTCCATTTTGCTTTTTCTCCTTTCTATAAGCTAAAATTTATGCTAAAATAATAATAGCCTTATGGCATAATTTGGAGGTGGTGCTGATGTTAAAAGCCCTTTTAAATTTGCCAGTTCTTTTTGCATAAATTAGTACGTGAACAAGCCACGAAAAATAAGGGAGCTGCTCTTTTATGTTCTATCAGCTATTGGCTTTAAACTTGCAGAACTAAAACTGCATAAGTGATAGGATACCCTATAGAAAGAGAAAGGCTGTTTTTTTCTAAGGTTTTTTAAATCTCCCTTATAATTAATTTTTGAGAGAAATTTTGAGAGTTGATTTAAGGAAAAAGATTAAAAAACTTTTGCAAGGTATAAAAAGTTAAAAAATTTAGACATTAAAGATTAAAGAACAGCCCTTTAATCTTTTTTGTTTTAATCTTATTTTTTATTATGATCTCATAAATTATTTTAACGTTTTTTACGTTAAAATAGTATAAAAAAATTATATTCTTATCCCTAAGTCTATTTCTAAAAAATTAACTATCTTTATAATGCTATTGTATCTAATGTTGTCTTTTAGTAATAAATTCATAGTATCATAAAAGTTTGTAGGAGACATTCCTATTGATATAGCTAACTTTTTTTTAGAGATAAATTTTTTTAATCTAGCTTCTTCTATTTTGAAGTAAATTTCTTCTCCTGATATTGTCTTAGCCATTTTTTTCACCTCTCTAAAATCATTTAACAATATTTTAACGTATAAAACGTAAAAAGTCAAGAGAAATAAAAAACCACTAATTAAAGTGGTTAATTTAATCAATATTTAATTCTCTTTTTATAGCTTCTTGAAGTAACTGTGAAAAGTTAATTTTCTTTTCCTTTCCTAAATCTATAAGCCATTTTGGTAATGTTACCATTTTGTTTACTGATTTATTTTTCTTTCTCATTCTTACAAAGTCAGTATCAGCAGTTATTAATTGTAATACTTGATTGTCTTCTAAATTTTTAGTTAATTCTTTATAAGAGCTTGCAGGCTCAATAGGGTCATTGTCTTCCTCTGATATTAACATATAACCTTCCAATACATCTTTTGCCATTTTTAATGCTTCCTCAATATCTTTTGCACAAGTTAAGCAACCAGGTAAATCAGGAAATGAAATACTGTAACCGTCTTCATCTTTTTCAAATATAGTATAGTAATGATATTTCATATAATCAACTCCATTCTTTTAAGAGAGGGCATATTAACATATATTAAAACATATATCAATATTATATGAAAACTATAACTTTTATATTATTTTTTATAAAAATTACTACTAAAATTCATCTTCATATAATAAACGAGGTTGCCCTGTGATTTCTACACGAACTCTATCTGCTATTCCAGATAAAAATCTATCAATGCTATCTTTATCTGCTATTGTGTATAAAAATTCTTCTGCAACAAGTCTACTCACTTCTTTCTTTGTCGTTAAAAATTTATCTCCATAATCTTTGATTTTATTTTTAAAATACTTAATAGCCTCATCAAATTCATATTTTTTAAAAATTTCTCTTAATTCTTCTTCATAAGCCTTTTTAGTTTTAATTGTTACTTCTAATTTTTTACTAGCTTCAATAGTTCCAAATTTTCTTATAAGTTCTTCTCCTAAACAATAAGCTGAAACAACAGATAACATTATTCTTCCTTTTTTACTTTCTAAGGTATTTAATGTTCTTTTTATCTTATCTTCACTTCCCTTTAAAAGATTTCTAACGACACCTAATATCACTTCTGAAAGTTTATCAAAAACTTCAAAATCTTGATCTTCATTATCTTTTAAGGCTTCAATTACTGGAACAGTATTTAATTTTTTAGAACTTCCATTTAATTTGGTAGCTCTTGATGTAATTTTTTCTTTTTTATCTATTTCTAATATTCTATCTAAATCAACCCAAACTCTAGGAATATAATCTGCAATACCAAAGAAAACAACAAGTTCTTTATGCTCATCTTTAAAATCCTTAACTTCTAAATATTGTTTACCTTTTTTAAATCTAATATTGTCATATTCATGAATTAAATCCATATTATCATTTGTTTTCAATTAATTCTACCTCCATTATAATATTATCTTTTATTATTTTTGATTGGATATTTTTGACTTCATTAATTATTTTATCTAGTAACTTATTAATTTCATTTCTACTTTTATCTTTTAAATTTAGATTAAATGAACTTAATACATCTAATTCTGCTAAATCCTTTTTTATTTTTTTTAATAACTCTATATACTTCAAATAATCACTCTTATTTTCATCAATAAATTTTAAAATATTATCTCTTTTTTGGTAAATATTATCTTTCTTTTTTTCTACTTTCTCCTCTAATAACATTAATATTTTATCAAGTTTAATGGAATTTAAATTTTCCTTTTTCCTTTCTTTTTTCTTTTGAACTTGAATTTCAGAGGCATATTTCAACAAAAAATTTTTATTTTCAAGAGTTATATTTTTATCCTTAACCATAACCTTAGAAAAATTAATTATAAATTTATTTGAAATATATTTATTTTTAGTAGAATATGTTTTTAGAGTATTTTCAGATAAATTCATTTTTTCAGAAAGTTTTTTTAAATTTATTTTACTAGATATGTATTTTTTTAAAATTTCTTTAATTTTTATTTCTTTTTCCTTTTCCATCATTCCTCCAAAAGTATATAAAATAGGTATTTCTAATAACAAAAATAATATAATTTTTAAAGGAATTAAAAATAAATAACTTCCTTTTTTATATACTAACATACTTAATGGAAAAATAAAATATTAATTTATATTCCCTCCTTCATTAATTTTTTATTTCTCTCAATTTTTTTATTTCTTCAAACATCCAAAAATTAGTTTCACTCTCTCTAAACTCAAACTCTTCTACAACATCATCACTAGGAAATAAAAGCCAACTAGCAAATAAATTTGCTTCATCTTCAATTTTATTTCTCCTTAGTATTTTTGTATTATCAATCAAAAATTGTATTCTATTAGAAGAATGTAAAATAGCATGTCCAAGTTCATGAGCACAAACTAACTTTTGGTCAAATTCACTCAATTCACTATTAATGAATATGTATTTTCTTCTTAATATTTTCTTGAAAAATCCTCTTACTTCTCCTAGGTCCTGGTATATTATTTCAATATTCAATGCTCTAGCTAATTTAAAAGGATTTCTAGTTCTATGCCTCGCAATTAAATTTAATACCCTCAGTTTTACATTCAATTTAATCACCAGCCTTATTTCTTTTTCTTATTTTTCTGTTTTGCATCAAAAAAAGCATCCTGGATTGCCATTAAAACTTTTTCTTTATCTTCTTGAGATATACTTTCATCATTGAACATTAAAGCAGATTGTTCAACAATATCTTCAAATTGTTTTTTACCTCTGCTATTCAATTCTTTATATAGTGGGTTTTTTAATATTTTTACACCTATATCTTTTGGCACTAAAACTGAAAAAAGTTCTTCTCTTTCTTCTTCATCTAACTTTAAAGCTTTTGCTATTTTCTCAAGAGTTTTTATAGAGCTCTTTTTTATTTTCCCTCTTTCAATATCCCCTATAGTTCCTTGCCCTACTCCAGAAAGAGAAACTAATTCTTGCTGAGTAAATCCTTTTTTTTCTCTTAATTTTTTTAAAGTTATAGATAGGTCTGCCATAATTCCACCACCTTTTTTCTTTATTTTTTATATTATAAAACTTTTTACGTAAAAAACAAAACTTTTTGTTGACTTTTTACGTATAATACGTTATAATGTTTATATAAGATGAGATGAATAAAAGAAATTCAAATTTTTTTAAATAAAATTAACGTAAAAAACGTAAATAAAAGGAGAGATAAGATGAAAGATTTATATTTTTTAGATGGAACTGTAAGAACAATATTTGGACTTGTGGAATTAACAGCAAAAGCACAAATGGATTTTTTAGGAATAGATTATGAATACTTCTGTGATAGAAAATTAGCTAAAAACTGGTATGAAAAAACTAAAGCTGAACTTGAAATCAGTGAACATCCAATGAAAGATAAAGCATTAGAAAATCTTAATCAATTATATAAAGGAATGACTAGATAAGGGGGATAAAATGATTACAAAAAATTATAGTTTGGAATTTAGTTATGGAGAATGGGTTTTATATTTATATGATGATGAATTAAATTGCTTAATTGATTTAACTGGAAATGAAATAGATGAGTATTTTAAACTTCCTGATTTAAGTTCTTTAGAAGATGAATATACAACAATAGAAGCTAGCTGGGATAACATTGAAGAAGAAGGATATATAAACATAGAAATAACAGATCCAAAATCTAATGAAAGTTATCCTTTCAAAAGTAAATACAATAAATTTTCTGAATTATTAAAAGATATTAAAGACTTAGAAAATGAAATAGAAATAGACAAAATGAATGTTAGTGATTGGGAATATGAAAGAAAAAATCAATATAAAAGCAGAGGATTAAGTATAAGAGATTTTATGTAAGGGAGTGTAAAAGCTCCCTCTTAGGAGGATAAAATGGCATACATAGACAAAACAATAGGAGAAACTTTAATAAAAAGAATGTATAAATCAGTTAGAGAATCAATTAAAAATTTAGATAAATTAATAGAAGAAAATTATATTGCTGGTTATAACACTTCTTATTTAAGAGGAGTTAAAAAAGCCAAAATTGATTTGTTAAAAGATTTTATTAGAGAAGTAAGAGAATTGGAGGAGGAATAAAAATGAATTGCAAAATTGTTCAAAAATATTGGTATAGAGCAGAATTAAAAGGACTTAATGAAAAAAGAATTTTAGACATAATAAAATTATTAGAACTTTGGGAGGGGAATGTAAATGATTGTGAAAGATAAATATGCAGAAGCTGATTTGAAAGACATTGTTAAATATAAAATCAAATGGGTAATTAAAATATTAAGCGAGTTAATTTGAGAGGTAAAACAATGGAATATTTAACAAATTTTAAAAAGCTTTCTAAAAAAGAGCAGGATATTCTTGTAAATTGGTGTAAAGCTATAGGTAAAAGAAAAACTATAAATCCTAATATGACATCTTACGGGTTAAAACATGTATTCGAAAGAAGTGAAGTCGGATTTTACATTGATAATGATACTTTTAAAGAAGCGATGTTTATAGCAGGTTTTAAACGTGAACATACTCTTATAAATTGTTGTTTTAACTATTCGGAAAAAGGCTTAAAAGAAATAATTAGGAATGATAAAAATTTAAGAAAATATTATAAACATTTGGTTTAAGGGGGATAAAATGAAAAAAGAAATATTTGATGACTTATATGGAATTAATATTAATCCACATGTAGAACAAGACTATAAAGGACTTTCATATCTTAGTTGGGCAACTGCATATAAACTTGCAATGGATAAAGATCCAGCAATGAATTATGAGATAGTACAAGATAATGATGGAATGCCATTTTTTAGCCGTGGAGATGTTCACATAGTTAAAACTAAGGTAACTATGTTTGGAGAAACAAAAGAAATGTTTTTACCTATTATGGATAATAAACATAATGCAGTTGCTAAGCCTAATTCAAGACAAGTGAATGATAACATTATGAGATGCTTAGCAAAGAATATAGCAATGTTTGGGATAGGACTTCCTTTATATGTAGGAGAGGACTTAGCTCAATTTAAAGATAATAAAAAAAGTGAAATGGAATTAAAAAAAGAAGCAATAGATAAAATTAATAAATTAGCAAATACAGAAGAAAAGAGTAATAAGGTATTTGATATTATAGAACAATTTGGGAAAAATAGTTTACTTGATTGTACTCCAGAAGAATTGAAAAAAGTATACATGGAGTTAAAAAAATAGGAGGATAAAGACATGAATTTAGTAGTTCTAAAAGGAAGATTGGTAAGAGATGTAACTCTATTATTTGGAAAAACAGGAACACCTTATACAAGCCTTGTTGTTGCTGTTAATAGATATAGCAAAGATAAAGATTTAACAGATTTTGTATTATGTACTGCTTTTAGTAAGACAGCAGAATTTATTGCTGAGTATTTTAGAAAAGGGCAAGAAATACTTATTAGAGGTAATGTAAAAGTTGATAACTATGAGAAAGATGGAAATAAAATAAGTAAACAATATATAGTAGTTGAAGCAGTAGAGTTCGTAGGAAGTAAAAAAGAAAATACAGAAACTAAGGAAGAAGCTCAAGATAATGAAGAGTTTCCTTGGTAAAAAAATAATTAGATAGGAGTAAATAACAATGGATAAGCTAGGTTATTCAAGAGAAACACAAAAATTAATATATGCAATTATGAATGATATTTCTAATTCCTTCACAGGTCAAGATGCAGGAAAAAAAGCTTATAGTTTAGACTTGGAAGAAACTAAGAAACAATTAAAACAAAGATTTTTAGAAGTCTATGATATGCAACCTTTAAAATCTCCAATTACATTTTTTTCTAAATATTTGGAAAAGAATAAAGATAAAACTATTGGAGAGATAGAAAAAGAGTTAAAAGAAACATTCATAAAATCTTTACAAAGTACTTTAATTGAGAATAAAACATTTAGCTTAGCACTAAATACATTAACACAAAATCAAGCTAATGACTTGGTAAAGTGGTTGTTAGAAACTTGTATATATTATGATGTTCCACTAAAAATGGATGTTGAAAACCTAGCTGACCAATACACAAAGGCTTATCATTATGTATGTTTAAAAAATAAAATCTGCTGTATCTGTGGAAAAGAACATGGAGTTTTACATCATTATGATAATGTAGCTCGTGTTGGTGGCTATAAAAATGATGATGGAAGGGAACTAAGGGTAATGTGCTTATGTTTTGACCATCACAATGAAGTTCATGCAATAGGAACAAAAGATTTTAGTCACAAATATCATGTTGTAGGAATTTATTTAGATGATAGGCAAATAAGAGAGTTAAAAAGGATTTACAAAGGACATTTTCAAGCTTTCAAGGAGAGAGAATAATGAGTAAAATGAAGCAACAAAAATTATTTGAAGAAAACTATAAAAGTAATAGAGAAAATAATTGTTTTTACAGTGAGTTTAATAGTGAAACTTTGCTAATAACTAAAATTTGGGAATTTAACAGAAATATTTTATCACAATGGGCAGATGTTGATTTACTTATAGGTATAAATAAAAATACAACAAATATGAAAATGAAAAAAGGACTAACAACAATAGCTAAAAATTTAAGAGAAATAGCTGAAAAATTAGAAAATGCTACAAAAAAAGAATTTATAGACATTCAGGAAATGGAGTAAGTTAAGGAATAACGACCGTTTCAATTTTGGAAACAGTCGTAAAAATCTAAAGTTGGAGGACAAAATGTGGAAGTGTAAAAAGTGTGGTTGTGCAAGATTTAATATTTGGTTTCGTGGATATATGGAAGCTGATTTTGATAGTATCGAAATTGTAGAATACTATCAACATACAATGCAGTTAGTTAGAGAAGATTTTGTTGAGTGTATAGACTGCGGAAATAAAAGTAAAAATATAGAAGATATAGCAACTTGGGAGGATGAAAATGTGGAGAGATAAAAAAAGTAAAAAGGTAGTTTATTTGCAAGAAGTTAAATATAGTGTTACAGATAAAAATGGAAATATTAAAAAAGTTTTTAGAGAAGATAAATTTTATAACTGCGAGTCTTGGTTATATGGAAAAGAAATGACATTAGATGAATTGAAAAGAATTGCAGAATGGGTGGAGGATGAATAATGGAAAATAAAATAGATAATGTAAACAAACCAAGCCACTATCAATTAGATTGTGGTGTTGAAAGTATAAAAATAATTGAAAAGATATTAGGCAAAGAGGGCTTTGTAGCTTTCTGCTTAGGTAATATTTTAAAGTATCTTATAAGAGCAGAAAAGAAAAATAAATTAGAGGACTATAAGAAAGCAGCTAAGTATTTGGAATGGATTATAGAAAGAGATAATGAAATCAAGCATCATATAAATATAAAACAAATGGAACAAGATCTAGGAATTACATGGAATAAAATTATTTCTGAAATTGCTAAAGATTTAAATGTAGATGATGCTGTTGAGTTAGATGCTATTTTTAGAAATATTTTTGATAAAAATTATGAAATAGCAAGAGAAATTTTAGATGACTTTATAAAAGAATATGGAGTTGATTCTAATGACTGAAGAAGATAGAAAATTCTATAAGTGGGCTTTAGAAAAAGTATTAAATTTTGAAGCTAATGATTTAAAGATACAAGAGTTCAATAAATTTAAAGATTTATTAAATAAAAAAGATATATTTATTTTTAAAAAAGTAAGAGGTGCAGTAATATGATAAAGGCTAAACCTCGTAAGAAAAATATTGTAAAAGTTAATGAGAAGCAAGAAATTAAAATTATTAAAAAACCTTCTCAAGAAAAACTTGAAGCTACTGAACTTGCTGTTGCTTTGATTAATATTTATTTAACTACTGATAACCATAAAAAAGTATGGGACATTGAATTAAAAGAGTATGATGGAATTATCCCGTTTAAAAGCTATATGGAAATTTGTAAGGTTAGAAGCCAAGCAAATAAATTATTCCACACTTTAGAGGCTGATTATTTTGATAATAATGATATAGAGGATAATTTCTATTATAGACAAGCTTTCGTTAATCAAGTTGAAAAATCTATAACTGGAGTATCTAAAGAACTTTATTTAACTGTTGCAGATGTCAAAGAAAGTTTGCCAGCTGGATTCATGGGAACAATTATTTCATGGAAAAATATGATAAAAGGATTATCTAAATTTAAGAAAATAATTAAAACTTTAAAATTAGAAAAAGAAATAAAAAAGCTAGTTGATGCTTCAAAAAGATTTTTTTGTTTTTTAGATGAAGAAATAAAAATAGATAATATTTATTAGGAGTAAAAATGAAAGTAGCAATATTCAAAGTAAAAAATAAAGATACATTCATAAAAATAGCAGAAAATACAAAAAACAGAGACGAAACATTTATAGTTATAGGTAAAAAAGTTTTAAGACTTCCATATAATTTTGAAAAAGCTATTGCATACTCAAAAATGATGGAAATTATTTAAAAAATTTTAGGACATTGGCAATTAAATATTAAAGGACTTTGGATTTTAAGGGGTTTTGTGGTGTAATAAAAAAATAGTTGACAGTCTGTTAATTATACTCTATAATAATAACAGAACGACAAAGGAGAGAACTATGGAAAAAAGAGTTTTAAAAGTTTCTTTTTTCAAAAGTGGTTCAGGAAGTGTCTCACCAAAGTTAAATATTCCTAAAAGTTTTCTTGATAAAATAGGAGTAACACAAGAAGATAGAGAAATTGAAATAACTATTGATGAAAAAACTTCTAAAATCATTATTGAGAAAAAGAAATAAAAAAACTCCCATAGAAACACCTAAGCGTTTAAAATGGGAGTGCAGTCTAATAAAGACCTCAGCAACTTTATTATACTGCAAAACTCCTTAAAATTCAAGGAGGAATAAAAATGAATTATGAAGTTGAAATTGAAAGTAAAAATGGAATTAATGTTGTCAGTAGTAGAGTTATAGCCAAGCAATTAGGCAAAAGACATGAGAAAGTTTTAAGAGATTTAGACAAAATTTTAACCAACCCACATTTGGGTAGATTAAAAAATCAATTAACGCACATTTGCGTAGATTCAGAAAACGCAGATTTGCGTTCTCTAATAATCCCAAACTATTATAGAGATAGTAAGAACAGAAGATATAGAGAATACCTTTTAACAAAAGATGGCTTCACATTATATATGTTTAATATTCAAGGATACAATGACTACAAAATGGCTTACATAAATGAGTTCAATAGAATGGAACAAGCCTTAAAGAAGAATATGACACAAGAGAAGTTACCATTTTCAAGCTCAGTGATGATACCAATAGATAAGATAGAATATTGGAATAAGATTAAAGAACTATCAAATGAAGCAGATGATGTAAGAAGTGAGATATATCACAAGTTAAATCTGTTATCAAATATGGTAGTATCAATTACAAGAGAAGTAGATAAATTATCAAATATAGTATTTGAAACAGAAGACAATATAAATAAGATTGAGGGAAGAGATATGAACTTAAACTCAATGTTAGCATTAAATAAATAATGACAATAAAGCACTTAGTTAATTCTAGGTGCTTTATTATTAACAGAATAGCAGAATAATAAGGAGGAAATATGAACGAATTAATGGTAAAAATTGAAAATGTAAATGGTGTATTAGTAACAACAAGTAACAGAGTAGCAGAAGAATTAGGAGTAGAACATAAAAATTTACTAGTAAAAATAGATGAATATGTTAGTAAATTTAACTCAGCTGAAAGTTCAGCCCAGTTCTATATACCCTATAATTACAAAGATAGAAGCGGTAAGAGTAATAGAAATTACTTAATAACTAAAAAAGGAATAGCTCAACTGGTTGGAGGATATAGTGCAGCAGTGCCAAAAGCATTTGAATTAAATGTAGCTTATATTAATGAATTTGAAAGAATGGAAAATTATATCAAAGATAATGAAAATCCATTTAAAAATTTATCATTTCAACAAATGATGATAATGACATTACAAGAACAAGAAAAGATAGCTGATAGAGTAGACATTATAGAAAATAAAATTGATAATGAAATAAGAGTAGATAATGGAGAGCAAAGAAAGATACAAAAAGCAGTAGGAACAAGAATATATCAAAGAATTGATATAATTCCACAGCTAGCAGAAAATAAAAAATTTGTATTTCAAGCATTGTATAGAGATTTAAAAGATAGATTTGGAGTAGCAAGTTATAGAGATATAAAAAGAAAAGATTTAACAGATTGTTTAGAATATATCTCAACTTGGATAGAGCCATCAGATTTAAGAAGAGTAGCATAATTTGGTTAGGAGGAGGATAAAATGATAGATGATAAATATACTTACAAAGAAGTTGAAAGAGAAAAAACACAATTATTATTAGTAAACTTTATTGGAGAAATGGTTAATCAAAATCAGTATACAAAATATAAAATGATGAAAGATAACAGAATATTGTTTCCAAGTGAAGCTAAAGCAATATTTGAAGATAAATTAGCACAGCTAGAAGATGATAAATATCAAGAATTAGTTGATAAAATTATGGATATAGTTATTGAGACAATTTGAAAATAAATTTTAAAATAATAAAAACCTAAGTCCTTATTAATTTAAGGGCTTTTTTATTAGTAGGAAATATGGCTGTAATAAAAATAACTAAAGCATCTGAATTTTAAATGAGGTGATAGAATGGAAATACCAAAAGACAAAATATTAATAAACCCACAAGAAGTTATGGCATTAACTGGGCTAGAATAT